AAATCACAAGTCACATTTGGTAAAGGAAATGATTCATGAGAATCATTAATTTAATTAACTTTAAAGGTGAAAAATAATGGCAAATGTAAATGACCCAAATGGTTTCACACCAGCTTATCACATGGCTGGAGGCACTATCCGCCCTTCTGAGTTTGCTATAGAAAGTGGTGCTAGTGGCGATATCTTTTCAGGTGACGTCGTCAAGCTCACAAGCGGATTTGTACTTCAAGCTGGAGCAACTGATGCTCCTTTAGGTGTATTTGGTGGTGCTGAATACCAGGATACGACTGGAGAAGTAATCTTCACAAGAAGATTTGTCTCTGGAACTACCACACTTGGTTCTGCAAATATTAAAGCATACGTGTATGCTGATCCTAATATAGTTTATGAAGCCCAGTTTACTGGAACTCCTTCACAAGCTGACGTAGGAAAAGTACACACTATCTCTACAACTGCAGGTGATACTAACAATAACCGTTCGAAAGAAGGTGTGACTACGACTACCGCTAGTGGTATAGCTAAATTAGTTGCTTATGTGGATAGACCAGATAACACAGCTAATGCTGAATTTGCTAGAGGGTATTTCATATTCCCAGCTTCAACATACGGTAACGACTAAAAGGTGATATAAAATGGCAATTAATAGAGCTCAATTAGTAAAAGAACTCGAACCAGGACTGAATGCACTTTTTGGTCTCGAGTATAACCGTTATGAGAACGAGCATGCAGAGATTTTTGACACAGAAGCTTCAGACAGAGCGTTTGAGGAAGAAGTGATGTTATCAGGCTTCGCACAAGCTCCAGTAAAAGGAGAAGGTGCAGCAGTAAGTTATGATACAGCTCAAGAAACTTTTACTTCTCGTTACACTCATGAAACAGTGGCTTTGGCTTTCGCATTGACAGAAGAAGCTATCGAAGATAATCTCTACGATACACTATCTTCTAGATATACAAGAGCTTTAGCTCGTTCAATGGCTAACACGAAGCAAGTAAAAGCTGCAAACGTGCTTAACAATGGTTTCTCTACTTCATTCCCTGGAGGAGATGGTAAACCACTTTTCACGACTGACCACCCTAGCTTAACAGCTGGCGATCAGTCTAATGAACCTAGCACTGCTGCTGATCTTAACGAAACTTCGTTAGAGAATGCATTAATTGATATCTCTGCATTTAAAGATGAAAGAGGAATCAAAGTAAATGTACAAGCTAGAAAGTTGATTGTTCCACCACAACTACAGTTTGTGGCTGACAGAATATTAAATTCTCCAGGAAGAACATCAACATCGGATAACGACATCAACGCTATGAAGAACATGGGAATGTTCCCAGAGGGTTATGTGGTTAACCACTATCTAACTGATACAGATGCTTTCTTTATCAAAACAGATGCACCTAATGGCATGAAGCACTTTGAGAGATCACCCATGACCACTGGTATGGAAGGAGACTTCGAAACTGGTAATGTCAGATATAAAGCAAGAGAGAGATACTCTTTCGGCTTTAGTGACTGGCGTGGCATGTACGCATCTCCAGGTGCTTAATCATTAAGCATAGGTTAGGAAAGGGATCTTCGGATCCCTTTCTTTTTGATAATTATTACTATAGAATAAATTCATCTAGGATAAATAACTTGTTTTATAGACTGACCTAGCAGACAAGCCAAGACTATAAGACTTATTTCCAAAGGAGGAAATTATGGCAAAATCGACATTTTCAGGACCAGTCAAATCATTAGCTGGTTTTATAACAGCAGGTAACACAGCAGTAGTTAGTTTAACAGCTGACACAACACTAACGGTTGCCGCACACTCTGGTAGAGTTTTAACAACTAACGATGCTGACGGTAAATTTACATTGCCCAGTATAGTTACAACTGCTCCATCAGATCCTACAGATCCTAACCAACTTAATAACTTAGGTGCTAGTTTCTTCTTTGTAGTAGAAACTGCTGCTACAGATATGGATATTTTAACTGATGGAACTGATAAGTTTGTAGGTGGACTTTACACAGGTGTAAATAACGCTACAGGTAAAACATTTATATCAGGCGCAAGCAATGACGTTATAACCTTAAACGGTTCTACTAAAGGCGGATTAGCTGGTAGTATTATTAGAGTTACTGCTATAGCTTCTGCTAAGTATGCAGTTGAAGGTATTACACTAGGTTCAGGAACTTTAGTAACACCATTCGCTGACGCATAATCAGGAGTAAATAATGGCTGATGCAGTAACTTCAACAACCATCCTTGATGGCGACAAAGATTTCATAGTTCAGCTGACCAATGTTAGTGACGGCACTGGTGAAAGTGCTGTCGCTAAAGTGGACGTAAGTGCTTTAGCAACACGCAAAAGTGATGGTGCAGCTTGTACAGGAGTAAAACTAACTAAAGTTTATTATTCTATTTTAGGATTTACTAAAATAGGTTTATTCTGGAAAGCAAGCTCAAACACACTATGCATGGAATTAAACCCTAGTGCTGACGGTATTTTAGACTTCGGACCTTTTGGTGGATTACAAAATACAGCAGGATCAGGAAAAAATGGAGACATCGTACTTACAACTACAGGTCACAGTTCAGGTGATACTTATTTAATAGTTTTACACTGTATTAAAGATTACGAATAATGGCGACATCAGGAACTAAGACTTTCCAGCTAACCATTGCAGACACTATAGAAGAAGCCTATGAGTTAGCTGGCTTAGAGCTTAGAACAGGATATGATGCAGAGGCTGCAAGGCGGTCTCTGAACATCATGTTTGCAGACTGGGCTAACAGAGGTGTAAACCTCTGGACGATAGAACAAGTTACAACTAACCTAACTTCTGGTACAAGTAGTTATACACTTAACTCATTTGATATAGATATAGTTTCTGCAGTCATCAGACAGATAGATGCATCTTCTACAACAGATCTACAACTAACAAGGATAGGTCGTACAGAATATTTAAATATACCAGATAAAGCTTCTACAGGAAGACCTACTCAATTTTTCGTAGACCGACAAACTACACCTGTAGTAAAACTATGGCCAACACCAGATAACGTAGCAACATACAGATTAGTGGCTAACACCATACAACGTATAGATGATGTAACTGCTTCTGCTCAAGATCCAGAAGTGCCCTCAAGATTTATACCTTGTATGACTAGCGGTCTAGCATACTACATAGCTTTGAAGAAAAACCCAGAAAGAGTTGGGTTATTAAAACAACAATACGAGCAAGATTTTAAATTAGCTGCAGATGAAGATCGTAACAGAGCTTCACTACACCTAGTTCCTCATAGGAGTTATTTATAGTGGCGTACGCTTTAGGAAAATATTCTAGAGGTCAGTGTGATAGATGTGGCTTTGTTTATAAATACTTAGACCTTAGGACAGAGTGGAACGGTTTAAAGGTCTGTTATGATTGCTTTGAACCTAAGCATCCACAACTAGAACCAACACCAGTGCCAACAGATCCAGAAGCATTAGTACAACCTAGAGACACAGAACCAGCTCCAACTACAGGGTACGGTATAGTTAAAACAGAAAACACAAAAGATAGTCAAGGAGTAACAGCACCATCAATGCTTGTCTCTCACAATGATGTTATAGGATCTAGCTTTTTTATAAGCAAGTTAGAAGGAGAAGTGGGTGAAGTAACAGTAACCACTGGATAAAAATGACTTGGACACTATCAACTTTAAAAACAGCAATACAAGATTATTCAGAAACAGACGAAACATCTTTCGTAAATAATCTACCTAACTTTATAAAAACTACAGAAGAAAGAATTTTAAAAGCTGTCCAACTGGACGACTTTATTAAAAATGTAACAGGAACAGCAACGTCTGGTACTGCATATCTAGGAGCACCTAGCGATTACTTGTCTTCATTTAGTTTAGCTGTAATAGACAGTAGCTCTAATTACAACTATCTTAAATTGAAACACTCAAGTTTTATACGGGATTTTACACCCGCATCCTCTACAACAGGATTACCAAAGTATTATGCGGAGTTTGATGAAGATACTTTTATCTTAGCACCAACTCCTGATTCTAACTACACATTTGAATTACATTACTTTTTTAGACCCTCGTCCCTTACTTCGGCGGGTGATTCTGGCTCAACTTGGTTATCGGAAAATGCTCCTAACGCAATGCTATACGGTAGTTTAGTAGAAGCCATGGTTTATCTCAAAAACTATGAGTCACTGCCAATCTATGAACAAAGATTTCAAGAAGCTATAGGCTTACTGAAAAACCTTGGGGAAGGCAAATCTACCCAAGATCAATATAGATATGATGAAGTAAGGAGAACACCACAATCATGAGAATAGAAAAACTCGAGGGGGCGAACATCGCCATAGTTGCTATGGGTGAAAGTCAGCTAGACTACCACCTATCAATATCACACGGAAATGAATTTGATGAAGTCTGGGCTATAAATGCTATGGCAGGCATAGCTAGACAAGTCGATAGAACATTTATGTTAGACCCAGCTAGCAGATTTTTAGACACAGATGATGCAGGAAGTCAAACACACATAATGCGTAAAGTATTAAAGTCTCATCCTGGACCAATCTATACCTGCGAGCTTGATGATAGATGTGATAACTTAGTAGAGTTTCCACTTATTGATGTTGTTAAAGAAACAGGCAGCAGTTATTTAAATAACACAGTATGTTTTGCTATAGCCTTCGCTATGTATAACAGAGTCGGCAGAGTAAACATGTTTGGAATAGATTTTACTTATAAAGGTAATTTGCATTTTGCAGAAGCAGGAAGAGCCTGTGTAGAGTTTTGGTTATCTAAATGCATAACTGCGGGGATAGTAGTGAGCGTAGCTCCTAGGTCTGGGTTACTAGATACAGACGTGCCAATACAAGATAAAATATATGGATACCATAGATTAGATAACCCACCATTAGTTATGTATGATCCTGAAACAGGAGAATTTTATCAAGTAGGGTTTAAAGAATATACTCAAGCGGTAGAAGAAGAAAACAGAAAAAATGCAGAAATAATCCCTATCCTAAGTACACCACCAGAAGCTAAAAGATATTGACATGATAGAAATAGAAACAGTAAGCAGTATAGGTAACATAAGCGTAGCAACACAAAATAACAGAGGACATCCACCAGAGTACTGGGCAGAACGAGCAACAGAAAGAATATGCGGAATATCTGAAAACGCAGCTCCTCATGTCAAACAACAAGCAGAAGCATTCAGAGTAGCTATTTACAACACAATACTTTATTATATTAAGCAGAGCATCAATAGTGAAAGATGCACTATGAAAAATCTATTGACGCAACAAGGTCATGAAGATTTAGCTAAAATATTAACGGAGATAAAGTAATGGCGATATCATCAACATTAACAACTAGCTTTAAAAAAGAGTTATTAGAAGCAAAACATAATTTTTTAGCTTCTGGGGGCAACAGTTTTAAACTAGCTTTGTACACAAGTTCAGCTACATTGGGTGCAGCAACCACAGCTTTTACAACAACTAATCAAGTCAGTGGTACTAATTACACATCAGGCGGTGCAGCTTTAACTAACGTAAATCCAACAAGTGGTGGTACAACTGGTTTTACAGACTTTGCTGATTTAACTTTCGGTACAGCTACTGTAACAGCTAGAGGATGTATGATCTACAATGACACACAGTCAGGAGATCCTTCTGTCGCTACAATAGATTTCGGTGGAGATAAAACTTCAACAGCTGGAGACTTTACTATAGTTTTCCCTGCTGCTGCAGCAAGCACAGCTATTATAAGAATAGCTTAGTTTTAAATGGCAGCGATCACTGGTTGGGGTCGAGGCACTTGGGGCTCGGACACTTGGGGTGAACCCAACCCTGTAACTCTCACAGGTTTATCATCAACTTCTGCATTAGGAACTGTTTCTATAGATGCAGAGGCTAATGTAGTACCAGCTTCTTTAGTAGGAACTACAGGCGCACCTGTTGCTGGTGTAAACGCACAAGCGGTAGCTTCTATACAAGGTGCAGTTGGTACAGTTGGTTCTGTATCAGTAGATGTAGACGGTGAAGCCAATGTTCCAGTAGCAGGACTGAGTGCTACAGCAAGCCTAGGATCTGTAACGGTTCACCACAATGCACAAGTCACACTATCTGGATTAACTTCTACAAGTGCACTAGGAACAGTTGCGACTGTTGCTAAAGCAATCATAACTGTTTCAGGTCTTGATTCCACAGCATCCGTAGGTTCAGTCACAACTATAGGAAAAGCAAACATAACCTCTACAGGGCAAGCAGGCACAAGTGCACTAGGCACTGTATCTATAGCCTTGGGCATGACGGTCCAAGTTACAGGTATAGAAGCAACCAGTGCATTAGGAACACCAACAACAATATCTAAAGCAACAATAACCCTAACAGGTCAAGAAGCAACTACAGGAACCCCTAATGTCACAGTTTGGGGGATAGTGGATGACGCACAAGATCCAAGCTGGACGAATGTAAACGATAGTCAAACAATAACATGGTCAAATGTTAATGATACACAAGACCCTAACTGGGAAGATGTAGCTTAACTATTATGTAAAAAAAGTATATAATCTAATCAAATCGGAGAATAATTGGTATGGCAAGCACATATGTAAACGATCTAAGGCTCAATGAATTAGCAACGGGGGATGCTAGTGGAACTTGGGGTGACATAACTAACACAAACTTAGAATTAATCGGAGAAGCTCTTAGCTTTGGCACAGAAGCTATAACTACTAATGCAGATACACATACTACAACAGTAGCAGACGGAGCCTCTGATCCTGGTAGAGCTATGTATTTAAAATATACAGGCACACTAGACTCTACTTGTACCATAACTATTGCTCCTAATACTATGAGCAGGATGCAATTTATTGAGAATGGTACAAGCGGTTCTCAAGATATAATTATTTCACAAGGCTCTGGAGCTAACGTAACCATACCAGCTGGCGATGTAAAAGCTGTTTATTTAGATGGTGCTGGTTCAGGAGCAGCAGTAGTAGATGCTTTTACTGATTTGAGTTTAGCTGGCACTACTCAAATGACTGGATTTTCTTCTAGTTCTGCTTCTACAATTACAGTTACAGATAACTCAGACAATTTAACACTTACATCTACTGATGCAGACGCTAATGCTGGTCCTAACCTTAGAATGTATAGAAACTCTGGCTCTCCAGCAGATAGTGACCTTTTAGGTCGTATTGACTTTGAAGGCAGAAACAACAACTCGCAAGATGTAGTGTATGGTTCTATAAGCAGTACCATTATTAGTGCCGCAGATGGTTCAGAAGATGGGATGTTATCAATCAAAACTATGCATGGTGGTTCTGAAGTAAAACGAATACGCTTGCAAACGAGTGAAGCAGTTTTCAACGAAGACAGTAATGATATAGACTTTAGAGTAGAGTCTAATAGTAATACCCACATGCTTTTTGTTGATGCGGGCAATGATCGTGTAGG